GGAAAACAAACCAAACCAAATCTCACTCAAACAAACACAAGCCAATCACCATCGTCTGTGATAAGGAAACTCAGCAAAGCCCTGTACACTACTTTGGTAATGGCTACTTCAGTGAGAAAACTCTTAGATCAAGTATCAGACCCTTCCACCAAAGCAGCTTATTCCGAGCTGTGCTTCAAACATGCCCGTGATGCAGCCACCAAAGCTTCAGCCATAGCACCTTTCGCTGTCTCTGATTCTGAAGCCCTTGGACTGGAACGTATGGGCATCACTACCTCCCCATTTGCTACCACATCCCACACACATGCTGCAGACAAGATTATTGAAAATGACTGCCTCAGCATCATCGGCCACTACTTACCGAAAAACCCAGTCACACTAATCCAGCTCAAAAGGAGCAAGTTACATCTATTGGGCAGAGGAGCTAATTCAGATCATTTTGCCAACTATAGCTACGAACCCAAAGACGTACTAAGGTATGGCACAGCAAATCCTCATTATTGCCCCAAGGTTACCACTGAATATGCTGTGTTGGCCGACACACTGCACTTCATGAGCCCACATCAACTGGTAACCCTATTCCTTAAAAATTCAAAATTACAGATGCTCTTTGCCACACTCGTACTACCAATAGAAGCATTGCACAAACTACCAAGTCTCTTCCCAGAAATATACCGCTTAGAGTATCTCAAAGATCATTTTGTATATATGCCAGGCGGACATGGCGGAGCCGCATACGTTCATTCTTATCACACATTGCAATGGCTTAGTACCGCCCAAATTGGAACACACACCAATAATATCCTATCAATCGGTTCCACAGACTTTATAACATTGGAAAAGATAGAGACAAAAGCAGCACACCATATCATGGTCGTGCAGAGAAGGAGAAGTGCCATTCCATGGCCTGTGCCACCAATTTGGGTCTTCCACGCTTCAGATATGGTCAAACTGCCACACATTTTCTACCCAGCTGAAGCCAACGTCCAAAATGCATACCCAAATACACTTATCAAACGAATGCAAGCGTATTGCTTCTCAGTTAAAGCAGTATCACTGCGAGACATTTTTGCTAAGCTGAGACAAGTCTTAGAAACCTCAGATTTGCAAAAATACTCAATGCCAGATTTAGTGCGACTTGCTAACTACTTGTTGTTTACGACGGGCATGCAACAAGTCAGTGACTACGACTCATTCCTCACAAAGGGATGGTTAGCCCGTCTGAGTTCCCGAATCCAAATGAGAATAAGGCAGATGCTGCAAAACGTAGTGGGACAATCCTCATACGCAGCATTACTAAGCGTATTAGATACTATACCCATGCCATTCATTACCAAGCCCAGGGCAGTACCCGCAGTAGGTCCAGAATGGTTCCATGAGGAGTACACTGAAGGAAAACCTGAGCATGACGGTCCAGAAAACTGCTCACTTGAAGATATAGAAATGCTAGCTGAGTTGGATCAGACTTTAACACCCCACACTCAAACTGAAACGAAGGAGCCACAAAGCCCAAACGGTCAAATCACAAACCAAAATACAAACTCAGCTGCAACCTCCTCAAAAAGAACAAATTCAGAGAACTCCTCAGAATCGCAAAGGAGAGAATTATTCGACGAGGAACAACTAATAGCTGAAATGTGGGCAGAAATTGAAACTGTACCAGACTTAGGATCCAGCTCCAAAATTGAATCAAGCATAATAAAGACACCCACCGAAAATGGTGGTGAACAAATGCCCACTTCAGACTTCGATTCAAGGACTACAGAAATACTCAGGATCCATGGGTTCACAGCTCTCAAACAACAAAGTGACGGAATCTCCCCAATCATGCCAGTGTACTTCAATGACAAAACTGACCAACTCTGCAAATCCAAAATCCAAACGGGATGCCCCTTCATGAGCATGGCTACAGACATTAAAAGACATTTCTATGACTACACTATTGACAATAGAAGAGGACAAGCTTACATGTCAGACGTCAAGAACAACCTTACTGGATTAGTTCTGCCCAAATTGTCTAGAGAAACACTCCAAGCGTGGGTATCTCTCGCAGAAAATTCGAAACGCACCATACCTCTCCTTGTCATACATGGTGCGGGCGGAGCTGGAAAGAGCCAAAAACTTCAGGAGACACTCAGAGCTATCGGAGCAGCAACAGAAGATGTCAATATAATCCTACCAACTGTCAATCTTCTCAAAGACTGGAAAGACAAAATGAATCAAATGGACACACGAAGGTTCATGACTTTCGAGAAGGCCTTTGAACGAGAAGGAAATCGAATTGTCATCTTTGACGACTATGGCAAATTACCAGCAGGTCTCATAGACGCCTACCTCAGTATCAAGCCCACAGTCAGCATGGTTATCTTAACAGGAGACCAACGCCAATCGACATACCACAGCGCTAATAAAGAGTCGCAAAGCGCTCAACTGCCCACTAACATAGCCCACTTCCGCAAATACTGCGATTATTACATCAACGCAACTCATAGGCAACCAAAACGATTGGCTAATCCAATCCGAGTCCACGCTCAGAGACTACATGGAGGAAGCGTGAAGAAAGAAAATCTGATCAAAAATGGACAAACTGTCCTAGTGCCCGCCCACCGTACCCAAATATCACTTACTGACTTAGGCCGTCCATCTCTCACATACTCTGGATGCCAGGGCCTCACCCTCCCCCACATTACCATTGCACTAGACAGTGATACCCCTTTATGCTCCGACGAAGTTCTTTACACTGCCTTCTCAAGGGCCTCAGAGAGCATTACCTTCGTCAATACCTATTCAGAGAATCCTGACTTTTTAGCAAAGTTAGACGCAACCCCATACCTCAAAACTTTGCTATCAGGAGTTAGAGAAGACGAAGAAGCTGGTTCAGACTTGAAACCGGCAGAACCCGAAGTTCGCGAACCACAAATCAAAACTCATCTCCCAGTAACCAACACTGACACTTTCTTGGAAAGTAAAGTGGAGAAGACAGAAGATAAGGACACTCGAGAACTTTGGGATGGGTCAGAGAAAACTAATCTCGCCCAAACACAAGACCCTGTAATCCAAATGTTTCCCCATCAACAGGCTAAAGATGAAGCCCTCTTCAAGCTCACTATTCAACAGAGAATTAAAACTGCATCGCCTGAAGAAAATCGTAAGGAGTTGAGTCAGACAATCAATGTTGGCAACTTGCTATTTGAAGCTTACGCAGACTTTATGAAAGTACCCAAAGAACCCCAACCATTTGATAAAGCACTTTGGATTAATTGTCTGCAAACAGCGCAACGAACTTACTTGAGCAAACCTACTGCCAACCTCCAGCAAGGAGCTAACCGACAAGACCCCGATTTTCCAGACAATGCAATTGCCTTGTTCAACAAGTCTCAGTGGGTCAAGAAGATGGAGAAAGTGGGCTTCAAATTTAAAGCGGGCCAAACCATTTCGGCCTTCAAACAACAAACAGTTCTCATAACCACAACTATGGCCTTATACCTTCGCAGACAACGTGAAAGACACCAACCTGGTAACATATTCATCATGTGTGAGAAAACACCAGACCAATTCAATGACTTCGTGATGAACAACTGGAATTTTGACAGGCCCTCCTACACCTCCGATTACTCACAATATGACCAAAGTCAAAACGGGCCTTTCCTCAATTTTGAACTCAGAAAAGCTCGGCATTTCGGAGTGCCAGATGAGGTATTAGAATTTTACCAACACGTCAAATGCTACGCCCAAACATTCGTTGGTAATTTAGCCATCATGAGGCTAAGTGGAGAAGGCCCAACTTTTGATGCCAATACTGAGTGCAACATTGCATATGACGCACTCAGATTTCAACTCAATGACCAGGTTAATGCATGCTATGCAGGTGATGACCTGGTCAGAGATCAGGTGTGTCCAGAGAGGTCTTGCTGGAAATACTGCCATGAGAAATTCAATCTGGTAGCAAAACCCCTCGCAACTAACAAGCCGGATTTCTGCGGATACAGACTTACAAAGTACGGCATAGTTAAATCGCCAATACAACTGTACCAAAGCTTAGAGTTAGCCATCCGGCTAGGCAAAACTGAAGAGGTGAAGAGGAGCTACGCAATTGACTATTTACAAGCATATCGTCTAGGAGACAAACTCTTCGAAATTTTTGACGAGAAAGAAATGGAAGCTCATCAACTCACCACGCGAGTTCTCACAAAGAAAGGAATGAAGGCTCCGTCAGAAGGGGATCACATGCCCTCGTTTCACATAACATCTGACCGCCTCATTCGCAATCCCCACTATGCTGAAATGCAGGACACACAGTCACACAGAATTTATACGGAAAAACCAAATTTCGTAGAGAATCACTTCACTTAACACCACAATAAACTTTAACTTATACTAACATTAGTCTTAGTTAAGTTTGAATTTAGTTTGAATATGAAGATACTAGAACTAGAAGCCTTGCTACTAACAGCTGGATTTATTAGAACGAACCTGCCCCTACAAAGCCCAATCACCATTCACGGAGTGCCCGGTTCTGGCAAGAGCACAATAATAAAGAAGCTGATACAACGACAAGACGTAATCGCCTATACGTTGGGAGCACCTTACGGTAAAGATTTAAGCCAACCAGGCGTACTACCTTACACGGAAGCGACACCTAAGACCACAAAATTTGTGATACTCGACGAATACCAACTCGACCTGAATATCACCACAGAAGGAATCTCAGCAATCTTTGGTGATCCATACCAAGGGAATACGGACAGACCTGCACACTACATCTCTATAATATCACACCGAGTCCCAAAGCCAGTCACCGATTTCCTCACGACCCTTGATTTTGAAATCCAATCCTTTAAACCGGGCACCCTCACTACAGTACATCCATATAAAGCGACACAATTCCAGATCACACCTGAAATACCTGTGATCCATATAGCCGAAATTAGCCAAGCTCTTCTCAGTTCACATTCAGTCCACTCACACAGTCCGCAGGAAGTGAGCGGCCTCGAGTTTGACGTCGTAGTTGTTGTATTCCACTCATCAGAACTTAGACACAGGAGCAGACTGTACATTGCTTGTACCCGAGCAAAGAGACACCTGCATTTGATATCAGACAAATTCGATGAGTTTTGCACCACCTCCTGATCATTCTAAGACATACACAGCATTGGCTATAGGAGCAGGGGCTGCCGTTATACTATTTGTTCTTCGACAAAACACACTGCCACACGTCGGAGATAATATTCATCACCTGCCCCACGGAGGCTGCTACCAAGACGGCAACAAACGAATAACATACGGAAGACTAGGAAACACATCCACCCACTCGTGGCATGTCCTACTCCTTATCTTCCTACTTTCAGCCGCAATATATATTAGTAGCCATCGTCGCTTTAGGGTTGAGCTACACTGCGCTCACTGTCACAGGTAACTTTCTTAAACCAGCTAACTGTATAATAGAAATAACAGGGCATTCAGTAGTAGTATCTAACTGTCCAACTGACCAAATACCACACTTAGCAAAACTTGTTGAAAGCTTCGCCTGGAGTAGTCATGGCCTTCATTGACTCGGCAACCTTTCACGAATGTCATCGTAACATCTTCAGATGGGTGAGTGATGTTGGCACACAGGTTCGGCAAGCCCACAATGGAATCATTAACGATCTCCAGAACCGACCAACACTGGAAACACTACGAGAGTCATTCCGAGTCCCAACCGCTATGCTGCAAGAAATTCAAAATGACGTCTCAGCTCAAACCTCACTCATCAGCAATTCTGTAATCAACACACTACAAACAGTTACCCAAGCACTTGAACAGATAGTTGCACCTACATCTAACATTGCTGAACGAACTTTCACAAGATTTATACCACCCACTCAAGTACCTATGCCAGAGTTGCAATTGGACATAAACACACTTGCAGGATCAGTTCAGTCAGCTCACATGAACCTACTTGAGTGGATTATGCACAATGCTAGAGCCATTGATCAATTGCAAAACACAATCCAAAACTTATCGATCGGCACTAGAAATGTCGTTATCACAGCTCAAAACCAAATCAATCAGAAGCTGGATAACGACAAGAGCACACTAATCGAGAAAGTTGACTCCCTCCAACATTTGTTGCACGAGTTAAAACAGGAAGCAAACCAACAATTTAACGGACAAGCTTTGGAGGACATTCAGTCAAAGTTGGAAGCAATACGTCTGTTCATCACCAGTGAAATTCCAACAAACCACGGCCAACTCATCAACCTACTTCACGAACTGCAAGGCAACCAAGCTTCCACCCCTGCCCAAAACAATCTTGCACTATATGAAGCGCAGCACCCCACCATAAACCCCAGGACACATGGGCGACTTGAACTCGACGAATCATACATTCGAATACCCATGGATGTACTTCAAAGACCACCATCAACGACACTCAACCTCAAGATAGAAGTTCATCCAAAACAAACAAAAACTGAGGTGCGATACACCCTTCATGACGAATTTGAGCTGGTATTCATTAAAAGCCTATCTACACCCTATCGAATGGAGGAATTACCAGACGACGCCCTATCACTACTACACTGCCACTGTCCTAGGTTTATTTACAAACTAACACAAAATAATTTGTGTTAAGTTTGAACTAAGTGTGAAATAATATACAATGGACACTAGTACTACTAACATAGGAACTGGCTCAAGCAGTCAGAAAAATCCACTGACAAAAGATCAACCACCACCACCCACTGCCCAGGACGCGGGGGAAACGGACAGTCTTATGCCAACACTACAAGAGCTCGAGGCCATAATGCCAACAATTGCGGCCAACAAGGTGGCCACACGACCTATGATAACAGCAATCCTTACACAAGTGCGAGGTCAACACGCTTCTGCCACAGCTACCGACCTGGTCGAACTAGCAATCAACTGCATGCACAACGGATCATCTCGACTGACCATGGTTGATGGGGCAACATCAAAGAGTATTCCTTTCACAACAATTGTCGATGCCATCAAACAGCAATGCACGCTACGACAATTTTGCATGTACTACGCAAAGGTCTGTTACAACATCGCCCGAGAGCGGAAGATTCCACCAGCTAACTGGCTAGCAAAGGGCTATTCAGAAGATACCAAATATGCCGCATTTGACTTCTTCGCCGGCGTGATGAACCCTGCTTCACCATCACCACCCGGCGGAATGAAGTACACACCATCACCCGCTGAAATGGCAGCCAGTGCTGTAAATGGCCAAATGGCCATTCTTGAAGCCCGACAACAGGAGGACCAATACTCCACACGAGGAAACATGTTGGCTATGAGGCAAGTCCGAGCAACCCCACGCCCACCCATGATCACCTTCGAATAGTAATAATAGCGCCTTGCGCCCAGACTCGTTGTTTCGCGATTTGTTGGAGTTTGCGTATTTCAAATCGCTTCTGTTGGTTAACTTAATAACTTAGGAATTGTGTCTAAGGGACAC